GTCATTGTTTGATTTTTCGATTTTTGAATCGATTGAATTAGATATCTGATCTAATTGGTTTTTTAAATTTTCTTCCATTTTTAAGATTTTAAGGAATTTAATAAATATTTTAACACTTCTGAATCACTATGTTTTACCTCAACATTCGGCAAAGTGGTTTCAACAACCGGCTTTGTGAACTCCATAAATAATGATTTTAACTTTAAAACTTCGGCCTCAATAGCAAATCCCATATCATCGGAGATTTTGCCGTTGCGAAGTAATTTTGATAAATTGTCGTAACGCTTGGAAACCTTTTCCAAATCAACGTTTCCTTTAACGTCTAATATTTTAGCTTGGTCATTAGCTGCATAAGTAACGGCGCTAATTTCGTAAAGTTTAACTTCGCTAATTTCGCGATAATCGCTTTTATTTTGTTTTTGAATTGGTAATATACCAACTGAATTTTCAGTTATAACGCCGCCCTTCATTAATTGAACAACATCAATACCCAATTGCGTTTTAGGGATTTCAGCAACAAAAACAAGCCCTTTGTCATCTTCATATAGTTCAACCATCTTTCCGATTGGTTGATTCATATCGTGTTGATATAAATATTTAACACGTTCACCATTTTCAGCAATTGTTTTTTTATAAGCGCCTTTTGAAATAATATCATTGTCAGAATCTTTGTTTCCAAAATATGATCCATAACCTTTAATTATTCCGGCCTTTTCGTCGGCATCAATTAATTCACCAACTGGCGCCGCTTTGTAAAGAATTGTATTCATAATAAAAATTTTTGTAAATATACGGATTTTTAAATTTTATTAAAATGTATTCAAGCCACCGGAAGCAACACCGATTCCAATGTCATTAATTTCACTAACTGTTTGCGCACCTTCTTTTGGAAATGGCGCTATACTACAACGGCAATTCACAACCTCGGCAGCTGGTCCGCTAGGATCACCCGGGTACATCATAAAAGAACCGCCAACCATAAACGGATCGTTGTAAGGTACTGGGTCAGATGCGCCCGCTTCGGCGTGTGTGCTTCTTGTTCTGTCATCAAACGATGCAATCCATTCTTTCATCATTTGAGCGCCCGGAAATATAGTTGTCGCTGATTCTAATGTTGCAAAGTTAGCCGCGGCCGTTGCTTCAGTACGAACTAAACGTACAGATTGATATCTTGAATAATTACTAAACTGATTGTTTAAGATACGGGCTTTTTCAGTATTGCCTAAAGTCATAAATTCAGGATCAGACATCAAACGTTGTGTTATTTTAATTAATGTATCTTTTGCAGTTCCTGAAACTAAAACAACGCGTTGCGCTGCAACCGCTGAACCATAAGCGCCAAAAGAATTAATCCATTGGTCGATAAATGGGCCTGATTCAACGGCTTTTGTAGTGTATTTGTCGAAACTTCTTGCATACCATTTGGCAAACTGCAATCCAATATCAACATATAAATCACGATATATTTTTGATAAATCAGTTTCGGAAAATAATAATTGGAAATTGGTTTGGCCTTCAGAAACAAAAGATTCAATACCTTTTTTGTATTCCGTTTTATAGTAGCGTTTAACTTTTGATAATTGACGGCGCTCGGCTTTGTCAAGTTCATTTTCAAACGCCCTTTGCCATTTTTCCTTGTCTATTGCCAAACTATTCGTTTATTTCGTTTAATTTTTTGTTAACCCAATCTTTCATTGCAGTTCCACCCCAAAGATTCCAAGAAACATAACCGTTATCCTTCCAAGGTGTATCTTTATAACGTTCAGCAATTGTTTGGTTACCTTCGTGACGTGCAAAGAATGATTTAATTCGATTCAACATTTCAATATCTAAAGGCGCTCTGTTAGCCAACATTGATGCCCTTCGCCATCCAGTAGCCGTTCCGGCTTGTACTTCCGAACCATACTTTTCGCGCCATTCAATCATTCGCTTGGCGTTATTAGATGCAGTTTGCGGATAAGTTGAATAAGTATCTGCCTTAGTTATTGGATTTTTTTTTTCGATGTCTTTACTTAAAAACTTATTGACGTCAATGTCAATCGGTTCAATAGGCGCATCAATGTCGTTTGGTTTAACCGGAATTAAGTTTGCCGGAATGTAGTAATCGTTTAGCGTTTCATCTTCTTGATCAACACCATAATTCATAACCTCACGTTTTTCGTTTGGCGTTATCCACCACGCCTTAGACAATTGGTCAACTACCTTGTCGGATTCTTCTTGTAGTTCCGGGATAACAGTAAAATCAAACTCAATGCAAAGTTTATCACCATACATTGGCGCTAACCATCTGTTTAATTCATCTTTTATTTTAATAAGTTCAGGAATAACCGCGTTTTGATATAACGCTTTTTTAGCTTCCTTCATATTGTTGTATGATGCCGAATCGGTATTGTTTAACAATTGAACCGGTACATTGTAGATATTACATAAATCTTTTACAGATGCATCGTATTGCTCAATCAATGAAACATCCGTTGCGTTTAATCCAAAGTTAACCCAACTTAATTTTTTAGGTGTAATTATAACATCACCGGCATTATTAGAACCTTGAAATTGCGTTCTGAATTTATCTTTTAATTGTTGCGCCTGAACTTCATTTAAATCACCTTCTTCAGACATTAATAAACCTCTAGCCGTTTGATTTTGTAGATACTTAACGCCCGTTTGAACGGCTTCGTTGTTTGTTGTTAGTGAACGCAAACCGGCTTGTAATGGTGACTGTCCATAAAGATGCGAACCAGTTCCGTCATAGTACGGATTAAAATCTTTTATATGGCAAATATCTTGTGCATCAATTTCATAAGTTCCGTTGTATTGTATTTTATACTTTTGAACGGGTTGCATTATACCGCCTGAAATGATTTCCATTATTTGCGATGGCATTGCATAGAGTTCGGAATATTTACCAACCTTTGGGCCGCTTTCAGGCCCTATTCCGTAGATGTAACGATTACCGGTCAATTTTCCGAATGATATTAATTCAGTAATAAATGCGTTATAAGATTGCGCCGGATTTGGTCGATCCAATATTTTATGCAATTCAGTATCGCTTAATTCAATCAATGATCGTTTTTGTAGTAACGCCGCTTTTTGGATTGTTGTGCTATCAAACACGCCGCTTGTTAATGCCTTGTAACGCTTATAATCGTTTTTATTATCAATTTCATAAACTTGAAATGGAATTGTTGTTGCCGCTTTTGTAATTAAGTTAATAAGCGAATAAACTGTTGCGTTTTTTCTGTAACCTTCGGTAATAAAAGAATCATCATTTTCAGGATTCCAAACAATTGATTCACCAAGCCAGTTGTAAATGGCTTTGTTATAATTTATGTTTGTTAGTTGTGAACTTTTATTTATTATCGATTTGAATCTATCTAAAAATGAAGCCATATTTTATGAAATGAAAAATTTTCGTAAAAATACGAAATTAAAATTTGTTTTATACAATAAAGAAATTGTTGATTAAATTACGCTCAATCGCATACGATGTAACGTCAATATGTTCATCGTGTTTAGCGTTTGGAAACGTGCTAACTTGTTGAATAAACGCATCATTCCAATTGTCTTGAATTAAGTAAACGCGGCCACCCTCAATGAATGGTGACGATGCGCGCGCTCTTTCTATTTTTGAGTATCTAACAAAGTTTGTTTTTAATTCAGATACATTAAAATTTGTTTCGCGCCTTAATAATTGCACTAATGATTTTCCTGATGCTTTTGGTTCAACTAATATTTGAACAATGTTAACGCCGCACGATTTAACAAACGATGTAATAAACGATTTTAGTTCTGGCATTTCCAAATATTTATCAATGCTTTTAAATATATAAAGATTATCACCGCTTTTCCCGCTGATTTGAATACCTGTTGGATCATTCCTAGTGTCTTTTGTGTATGCGCCATCAATATACATTTCAAATACAATATCGCTTGGCATTTCAGCGCGTTTTATTATTTGAAACCATTCTTTACGCCATTCGCCACCTTCTGGCGGTGATGGGATTTGTAAATATTGCCCGCTGAAAGTGTATCTGTCGGCTTGACGTATTGCCTCTAATTCATCAAATGAATGCTTTTCGGGCCACAATGGGTTGTTATTATCATCTAATGCCGGGAGTTTTAAATGATGCCAATCTTCACCAGAGCCACCACCTATAAGATAACCGGACAAATCGTCCTCGTGTAGGCGCTGCATTATTACAATGATTGGAACGCTTCGATCGTTAACACGCGAACGAATTGTTGTGTTATATCTGTTGTTAATAAACGAACGCCTAACATCAGAAAGCGCATCGTCAGGTTTTAGTGGATCATCAATAATAATAGCGCCTCCAGTACCCGCACCAAACCCCGTAATCGCACCACCTGAAGCCGTAGCATATACGCCGCCGCCTTCTTTTGTGTACCACTTTTTTTGACTTTGTGAATCTTTTTTAAGTGTCAAACCCCAAATGCGTTGGAATGCATCGGAGTTAATATATTCTTTTGTCATTGAACTATTATCAAGCGCCAATGAATCTGAATAGGATAAATGTATAAACTTTGATTCGGGCCGCTTTGCTAATGACCACGCAATAAACATTTTAACGGCAATTTCTGTTTTGCCATAACGTGGCGGCACATTAATTATAAGGCGCTTTATTTTACCCTCATTAACCTTTTGCAACGTGTTTGCAAGCGTTTCGTGAAATTTAGCGGCTTCGAACTTATTGCCGGTATTTTCTTTAAAGATGTAGCGCGTAAAGAATAACAAAGAGTTTTCGCACTTTTCTTTAATTATTTGGTTAATACTCATTGTTTAGAATATCGTCTATTTTTTGTTTTGCTTCAGGTGATAATTTTGACGTTGATACTTCGGCGGTCATTTCTACTTCACGCCTTTCAATATACCCTCGTTTCTTACCTTTTGTTTTTAGATAGAATATTGTTGCGGTTGTGTTGCCATCTTTTATTTGCTTATGCAATTGTGATTCCGCAAAGTCCAATGTCATATTTTGCAGTTCATCAACGGCATCACGAAATTTAGTATCTCGGTTATAATGTCCGTAAAATGTTGAACGGTTGCAACCGACTATTTTGCACGCAGTTGTAACCACTCCAAGTGATTGTTCAAGCGCTTCTAATAAATTGCTTTTTAATATGTTGGTTTTTGTTGCCATAATACAAAGTTAAATAAAATAAACGGATATAAAAAAACCCCTCATTTCTGAAGGGTTAAATTGATAATTCTTCAAGGTTATCTTGTTTGAATTATCTCAACGCGTCCGTTGTTTTTATTTATAAGATTTATGTAATCTAACTTTTCTGTTATTAACATCCTCTCCTTGTATTGTGTAATCTCCAACAACCTCACATATTAATTGGTAATGTAAATCTGAAACATCACTAGGATTTAGGTCAAATTCTAAAAATACGTTATACACTTCCATTTTAACAGATGGTTTTAAATCTCTCATTTCGTGTCTGTATTCGTGATTCCAAAAGTAATTGTTAATAGTTGTCATAATTTGTTTTGTTTTATTGTTCCCTACAAATATACAACATTATTTTAGTTATAAACAAATAATAAACAAAAAAGTTACGAAAACTTTACGAAAACTATTTACCGCATAATTCGCAAACCTCTTTTGGTTCATCTGTCACCTCTTT